CTAATTTGAACATAATCATTAGTTTGTAAAACTAATTTTCCATCCAAAGGAATATATGCGTCATTCACTGGCACAGTTGCTTCTTTGATAATCTCCGTTGTGGTGTCACTTCTCACATGCGACATTGTAACTGTGGTTGCGGAAGAACCATAGTTTGTCACATGAGCGTAAAGCACAATACCTGTATATCCAGTGGGTGCTGTATATAGTGTTTGATCGCTTGTTGTTAACTGAAGTGTTTCAGTCTTAAATCTATTGAGTGCTAACTGTGCCATTTAACTAAGTGCTAGAATAAAGGGGGTCATTTCTGAGAACAAACTCTTAGAGAATGCTCTACCACTAACTGTTCCTGTCGCCTGATTGATTTGGAAATCATCACCAATTCTGAAATTACCAGATTGGTCAGTGCTGGTATAAATTACACTTCCACCATTTTGACTCTTAACCTCGTTTGCTTGAACAGTAACTCCACCTCTCTTAGGGGTGGCAGATGTGATATTATTTCCAGCACCAATATATTCAAAGGTATGTGAACTAGCAATAATTTTACTTTGTTGGAAGAAGTAAGCAGTTGATCCTACTCCAACTGTATTGAGTAAATTTTCAGCAAGGGTTAATGTTGTAATTCCAGACACTATCGGTGTAGCACTATTTATTGTAAAGTAAGTATCTGCCGTGACTGCTGTTGCAGTAGCAGTTGTGCCTGAATCTGGAGCAGAGATGGTAACAGATGGAGTGGATACATATTGACTTCCACTACTAATGATGCTGATCTCAGTCACCACTCCTCCTTCAAGGGTGGCAAATGCTGTTGCTACCTCTCCATTTGGTCCTGATGGAGATGCAACAGTGACAGATGGAGTAGAAGTGTATCCGCTGCCTCCATTAGTGATCGTAATTGATTCCACAGACTTGTAGAGTCGGTCAAAGTAGACAACCTGTCCATCATAAGGTCTTGTGGTAACAGCACCAACATTAACCACTATATTGTCTTGTCCAGCAGCACCACTAGAAGTTACAATACCAGTAAATTGTTGATCACCTACACCATCAGCAACTAAACCAAATGTACCAAAACTACAATTACTATTAGCAATATCTGCTTGACCGCCTTTATGTACGGTGATTGCTTCATTACAACAGATTGTGAATACAGAAACTAACTGAGCATACCCTTCATTGGTAACAGCGACACCCACACCACCCTGGTTATACTGTGTGAAGGCATCAACGTTCATAGACTTAGTCTTAACTGCCTTGTCGCCATCAATATAAATGCCTGTGCCCGTTGTTGTATCACTAGTACAGTTTTGGATGTATGGACCCTTCCATTTTCCACCACCAACATTAGTTGCGATTCCTGTTGGGAAAGCGACCGCAGCAGCAGGAGCAAGGTGACCGGAGAAGGTCATATTTGCTAACTTACATCCCTTATTGACATGGAAGATGTCTTGTGTGGCGTTACTTGGTAAAACTTTTACAGTTCTTTGATCGTCACCAACAACGGCAACGAATGCTGGAAGTTCAATTGGATTGCTTTCAACATAATTTCCAGACAATACTTTGATAACTGATCCAGATTGCGCTATACCAACAGCACCAGCGATTGTCAATTTAGCATTATCAATTGATGTTCCATTATTACTATCACTACCATCCTTAGCAACATAAAAAACATTTGGTGCCGAGTTGATACCTGTAGCACCTGAATCAAGTGTTACATTATCGCCAATGACAATTGTTGAGTTTGTAACCGTAACAAGACCAACGCTGACAGTGTTGCTAGTACCATCAATGGTGACGGATGATCTACCAATAGTCAGAATTCCAGTAATTCTAGCATCACCATCAACTAGCAATGCTGTATTGCCAAGACCTACATGAACTGTTCCAACTCCTGTACTGATTGTAGATACACCAGAAACGTCTAATCCGTTTGATGTAACAGTGATTCCACTTCTTGCGGTTATGATTCCAATGGAATCTAAGTTTTTAATATCTTCTTTGGTGATTGTGCCACCAACACTCAGATTGCCAGTAAATTCAACATCACCGACAACGTAAAGTGAATTTCCACTTACAGCAGATGATGTGTTAATTCCAACAGACTTGGTAGTGTGAATACCAACCGAATCAACACCCCAAGTTCCAGCAGCACCAACACCTCCACCACTTACTGGGGAGAATACAAATGGTTGGGAACTATTTGATACATCAATACCCAGATACATCCCATCATAGGCACTTAAGTTAGTTGCTATGCCTACAATATCATCAAGATATCTAAGATTTACTTCACCGCCACCACCCAGTGTTGCGAGTTGAGTGGTGATCCTGTTGATGAAGAGTCTATAATGCTTTGATAGATCATCAAGAGTCGCAAACTTCTGATCAAGCGGTGTTAGCGGATCAGTTTGATCTCCTACAGTTTGTTTTTCGGATGATGGTTCGTTGAGAAGGTAATTCTCTTTTAGTTGAGTTTGTTCTGTCTTAATTAAAGAAGCGAGTTGTGATATCTCTTTCAGTTCTTCTCTAATAGAGAGAATATCCTCATCAATCCTAGAAACATCCTTATCATAATATTTTACCTCAGGGAGTGTATCAACAGTCTCCTTCAGGTCAGTGAAGAACTTAAGAATAGACTCGTCTGCCTTGACACTCTTCTCATTGATACTCTCAATCTCTTTCTGAAGAGACTGCTTGAGTTTATTTTGTTCGCTGAGGATAGACTTCTTTAACTTCTTATCGTCATCCTTGGATATATGATGTTGTTCCCAAATTCTGCGAGAAACATCTTTAACTTCTTTTATAAGTTTATCTCTTGTCTCACCAAGATTTGTGACAGTTTGTTCAAAATTCTCAGTAAGATTCTTTACATCTACTCTAAGTTCAAATTCTTTCTTATCAAGATTGTCATTGAGTTCGTTAACTTGATAATCAATCTTCTCCCTGATAATATCAAGGTGCCCTTGAACTTTATTGAAGTCATCATCAATAAGGCTAAAGGTTTTACCAATCCAAGAGAAATCTGGGACCTCTTGAACCTCTTGAACCCAGTCGGGGAAGGTAGGAATCGCTTCACTTACCTGTTCAATTCTTGATTTGAGGGATTCAAGGTCCTCTTCATAGTATTTTACCTCTGGAAGAGAGTTAAGTTCTTCCTTTATTGTAGTAATTTTATCATAAATGAATTGAATATCCTCATCATAGTACCTGATTTCAGGAATTTCAGGGATTTTCGACTCAATTTCAGTTAATTTGCCCTCAAATTCTTCATTTTGAACACTTAAATCAGTAATTTTATCACTTTTGGCATCAAGAAGTGAAAAATTTGTCTGAATTTGAGTTATTTGTTCACAAATACTACTTAATTCGTCATCATATGACTTAATTTCAGGTATTTGGGGAATATCTTTTCTTACGTCATTGACCAGACGCACCAATTCTGCCCACTCTGGTGCTTTTACAACGTCTATTACTTCTAGAAATGACTCACCATCAGCATTCTCTATAGTTTGAGTCTCTTCCTCAACAGTGTTTTGATTTGATTCTGTTATATATTCTTCTACAGAAGGTAATTCTTCCTTTTTCTCTAAGAAATCCTTGTATGATGGGAGATTACTATCTCCCAATATATCATTTATAGATGGCAACTCGTCTTTTGACATTTTATGAGTAAATAATACTTTGGGATTTCTCTCCCTGTGTATTATTTATCTTGTTGAGCCTGCTTCAGCATTTTCTGTAAATCAGCAGTTGATCCAACGAACAGTGCATTGTTAACTGTGGTTGGTCCTTTTTGCTCTTTTTCTTCATTAACATCCTTCAGTTTCTTCTGAAGGTCCATCAATTTGTCAGTCGCATCGGAAACATTTTTAATAAGTTGACCAGCAACTTCATATGCTCTAGGCATCTCACTTTCTTGAGCAAGTTCAAGAATGCCATTTATCGCTTCTTGCCCTTTTTCAATGATCGAATAGAGATTACCCCTGGTATATTCGTAATCTCTCTTGATATCCTCTGTGCCAGATTTGATTTTTTCAATTTTCTTTTCAGTTACCTCTACTTCTGTTGGTGTTACATCGAACGTCTCGTCAAGTTTATCATACTTACTCATGGGTTACCTC